CTAATGCGTTATCGACAGGGTGGGTTTATTGGTTTAGAATCTGATGATGACATGCAGGATGGCCATCCTCGCAGGCTAAAAGAATATTACTAGGAGTATACAAATGGCGGATAAAGGTGAAAAAATAAAGGACCAAGGCTTTGTTCCTTACGCAAAGACCAAAACTCAAGCTACTTCCAAGGGCCCTAAGCCCGGTGCTGGTAAAGGCAAAAGCCGAGGCGGCGGAGAAGCTCTCAGAGGCACCAAGTTTACAGGCGTTTACTAAAAGCTAAATGGCTGAAAACAAAGTACCAACCAACATAGAAAGGTTGTCAGATCTCATTGATCTGGAAGTTGAAGACGGCACAGAAGTTCAAATAGAAGAACCGTTGTCCCCGAACGGGATGGATGACATCGCTGTAGAACTATCTGATGGCGGTGGTGCTGAAATTAATTACTTTCCCGATGAAGACCCCATGGGCGAAGTCCCATTTGAAGCTAATTTAGCTGATTTTTTAGATGAAGGGGAATTAGGACTGATTGCCAATGATCTTATTGGCGAATTTGAAGATGATAAAAGTTCCAGATCCGAGTGGGAAGATGCCTATGTCAAAGGATTGGACTTACTTGGTTTCAAGTATGAGGACAGGGATCGTCCATTTCCCGGTGCTTCCGGTGTAACTCACCCACTATTAGCTGAATCCGTAACGCAATTCCAAGCACAAGCCTTTAAAGAGCTTTTACCCCCTAAAGGACCCGTAAAAACAAGGGTCTTGGGCCAAGAAACACTGGAAACGGAAGATCAAGCAAGAAGAGTTCAAGAGTTTATGAACTACCAAATTACCACGGTAATGGACGAATATACCCCTGAAATGGACCAATTACTGTTCTATTTGCCGTTGGCAGGGACAGCTTTCAAGAAAGTGTACTACGACGCCAGCAAACAAAGAGCAGTTAGCTCCTTCGTCCCCGTAGAAGATTTGGTGGTCCCTTATACTGCCAGTGATTTAGCCACCTGTGAACGCGTCACGCACATAGTCAAGATGACGCACAATGAAATACGCACCCAACAAGTTGCCGGTTTCTATCGGGACATCCCGTTACAGCCTTCGGAAACCAACATAGCTAATGATTCCAAAGACAAGGAAGACCAACTGGAAGGCATTCAAGCTGGCATCAATGAAATGACTTATGAACTACTGGAGTTTCACGTATCCACGGACATACCGGGATTTGAAGATCCTGAAGGCTTTCACCTCCCTTTCATTATTACTGTAGACAGAACATCGGGTCAGGTATTAGCGATCCGCAGAAATTACCGACAGGATGATCCGTTAAAAAGAAAGACCCAATATTTTGTGCATTATAAGTTTCTCCCTGGCCTCGGCTTTTACGGCTTTGGTCTAATACACATGATTGGCGGTTTATCGAGAACAGCGACTGGCGCACTCAGGCAACTGATTGATGCCGGAACCTTAGCGAATCTTCCTGCCGGTTTTAAAGCCCGTGGACTGAGAATCAGGGACGACGAAACTCCGTTGGAACCGGGTGAGTTCAGAGATGTGGACGCACCGGGCGGAGCCTTAAGAGATTCATTAGTACCACTGCCGTACAAAGAACCTTCGGCTACCCTCATGCAGTTACTTGGTTTTTGTGTGGAAGCAGGGCAACGCTTTGCGTCAATTACGAACTTACAAATAGGGGAAGGCAATCAGGAATTGCCAGTGGGAACTACCATGGCACTATTGGAACAAGGTACTAGAGTGATGTCCGCCGTCCATAAAAGATTGCACTACGCCCAAAAAACAGAATTTAAAATACTGGCTAGGTTGTTCTCTGAATACCTACCCCCTCAATATCCGTATCAAGTGATTGGCGGGGACCAAGCCATAAAACAAGCAGACTTTGATGACCGCATCGATGTGATTCCCGTTAGCGATCCCAACTTCTTTTCCATGAGTCAGCGAATTACCTTAGCGCAACAAGAATTACAATTGGTACAAAGCAATCCTGAGATTCACAACATTAAGGAATCTTACCGCAGAATGTATCAAGCCCTTGGCTCCGAAAACATAGACGCATTATTTGTTCCCGATCCACCACCACCCGCTCCTGTGGATCCCGCCCAAGAGGATGGGGCGGCCTTGATGGGTGCGCCTCTAACCGCTTTCCCTGAACAAGCTCACATGATACACATTGAGGTGCATCTGTCTTTCTTGGAAACTGGAATTCCCATGGCCAATCCAATGGCGATGTCATCATTGGTATCGCATATTTTTCAGCACGTTTCATTGGAAGCACAGAACTTAGCCGATCAGCAAATGCCGGAACAACAGCAAATACCGCAAATGCAAGAAGGAGGTATGATGCAACCCCCTCCACCTAATCCTCAAAAAGAGATACTAAAGGCACAAATAGAAGCCAAGCTCCTTGAACCTATTATGCCAAGACTAGAAGAAGTTATAACACCTCCTGATGACGGTGTGGTAGCATTGAAGCAACAGGAATTAGAAATTCGTGCAAGGGAAAATGAAGACGATAACGTAATTGCCGAGCAGAAGCTCCAATTGGATAAAGCTAAGTTAAAGCAAAAGGATAAAACGGATACGAAAAAGATTTCTTTAGATAAAGCCAAGTTAAAACAAAAGGATCAATCCGAAGAGGAAAGTATAAAAGCACAGGAAGATATAGCAGCATTGAAGGCCAACGTGGAAAGAGAACGCATTAGACAAGAAAAGAAATCAGGGAGTAAGGACTGATGAGGAATTTATTTGGTTATCAAAGAGGTGGCCCTGTAAGAGGAGGGGCTTATCGTGAACAACCTAATCTTCCGTCAAGGGGGGATCCAATCCAAGACGCAGTGGACGCAGCAGTTGGTGGTGGAGGAACATCTAATCTACCGCCCGGTGTCACCCCCGGTGGTCGTTATTTTACAGACCCCATAACCGGCAATCCGATGTATCAACCCCCGATGCCAGAGGGAAGGCCGGGATTTGCTCAAGCAATGGTAATGCCCCCGGCGATTGATTTAACAACTGGTCAACCAAAACCCCTTCCGAATTTTGATTTAACTCAACCCCCTCCGCAACCCACCACTGCACCGGTATTCCCATCCACAACCACTGAACCCGGCATGGATACAGTAGGACCAGCAGGAACTACCATAGCTGCAATACAAGACGCCGTGAACGCAGCAGTTGGTGGAGGAACTACTTTACCTATAGAAACTGAACCCAGCATGGATACGACCACAACTACTTTACCCATAGAAACCGACCCAGTTCAAGATGCCGTGGACGCAGCAGTTGGTGGAGGAACTAAACCATCGCTATCAAGTTATGGTCCCGCGGATAATTGGAGTGAGCCTGGATACACAGCTTATAACCCAGCCGATCAATTTATTGATCCCATAGAATCTTTTGTAGAGGAACCAGTTTCTCCTTTTATGGACGAAGATCCTCTTAATGATGCTTGGACAGCCCCTGTAGTTGATGTTTTACCGACGGCAGGTGTAGGCGCAGGTGGGGATCCAACAACAGATTTTGCCCCTGTAAATAATCCTTTTGAGCCTGTAGAACCAAACTATCTTGGTGATATTGTTTACCCTGATCGACCTGATCACACAGGAGTAACAGGGGTAGATCCTAGCGTCGCTGTACCCGATCCAACTCATTATGATTATGATGCAGGAACCTATACGGATACACCTGTGGTGGATACTACAGAGGCCGTTGATGATATGACCACAACAACTGGTGTGGGGGATATGCCCACCACAAATGTCGTTGGTGATATGACCACAACAACAGGAGGATTCCCTGATAGTCCTTTTGAAGGTATGGTGCATATGGGTGCAAATAATGTGACTTGGATATATGTCATGGGAGAATGGAGGGAAGTAGGACCTACAGGTGCCACACCTCCCGTTACAACTGATCCAACAGTCACAACGGTTACTGATCCAACAGTCACAACGGCTACTGATCCAACAGTCACAACGGTTACTGATCCAACGGTGACAACGGTTACTGATCCAACAGTCACAACGGTTACTGATCCAACGGTGACAACGGTTACTGATCCAACAGTCACAACGGTTACTGATCCAACGGTTACTGATCCAACAGTCACAACGGTTACTGATCCAACGGTGACAGGACAGTCGGAAGTAGACAGACTAAACGCATTGATTGCTGAACTGCGAGCGGAACAAGCGGCTCAACAAGCGGCTCAACAAGCAGAACGAGAAGCATGGGAAGCTCAAACAGCAGAAGCAACGGGAAAATATACGTTGACGGGTCCTTCAATCGGCTATAATCCTTATGTGAGTGGACAGTATCAATCAGATCCTTACGGCGCCGCTGGTGTTCCTAACATGGGCGGCTTAACTACTATACCAATACCACAGCCTCTTACTGGTATTGGCTATGCTAATTATCAAGCACCGGAGAACATGACATAGACGAAATACAATTCGCGACGGCTGTAACGCGCGCTATAGAGAAAAAAGAACAGCAAATCCAGGAAATGATGACCAATGGTGAAGTCAAAAATTGGGAACATTATCGTAATCTTACTGGAC